CCCAACCGTTCCTGGGCAGACAAAACAATCGACGCCTGCGGCGTGTTCCCAAACGGCGCCCCGCCCTCGGCGGACATCACGGATACCGTGACGCAGGCAATCCTCTATCTCAAAAACGGCTGGTGGGTAGAACACCCGGACGACGCCGTCGATGAACAATTTGTTGGATCGGAATCTCCCAACTGGGACACCGAGGACGACAACGAAACTGGGAGAAGTTATGGCGGCTACTATGGATGATGTCCTCCCGCTGGGAGAGACAGACGACGAAGAGCTTGCGCGACTGTCACTGATGGTCGAAGAGTATGGCGACGACGTTCTGACGGACGAAGAGGCCGCCAAACTCTCGCCAGACAGCGGCACACTCTTCAATGTCGAAGACCACAACGCCAACTTGGCCGAGGTCGTTGACGATCAGGTTCTCTCCACTCTCGCCCAGGATGTCGTTGATTGGGCCGACCGTGACGAGGACTCGCGCAAGGCATGGTATGAGCGAGAGCGCACCGGCATGGTGCTGATGGGACTCCTGAAGGACGAGAAGTACATCGCTCCGTTCGAAGGGGCCACTGAGGCCACCCACCCACTGCTCGCCGAGGCCTGCACCAACTTCCAGGCCAGGGCGATCGCCGAGCTCTGGCCGGCCGGCGGCCCGGTGAAGACCCGGGTGATGGGCAAGAAAACCCCGGAGATCGAGGCCCAGGCGCAGCGCGTCAAGGGCTTCATGAACTACCAGTACACCCAGATCAACGGCGGATTCGATGAAGAAGACCGCATGTTGATGCGACTCCCAATGTCAGGGTCCTGCTTCAAGAAGCAGTATTTCGACCCCAGCACCGGCGTCATCAGGTCAGACTACGTCGAGGCATCCGATTTCCTGGTCCCGTACAGCGCAACATCGCTGCGCACCGCTCCCAGGTACACCCACCGGATGATCAACTACCCAGGAAACGACATAAAGAAGCTCCAACAGATAGGCTTCTATCGCACCGACGATCACTGGGGCGAGCCGATTGGTGAGGGCAACGAAAACACCGAGGTACACGACGCAATCGATGAGATTGAAGGTCGCGAGCCCACCAACTATGATGAGGATGTCGGCTATACGCTGCTTGAATGTTACTGCAATCTCGACCTCGAGGGCTTCGAAGATGTAAACGAACAGGGTGAAAAGACCGGGATCGCGCTGCCCTACATCGTGACCGTCGAGAAGGACAACCAGAAGGTTCTGGCTATCCGCCGCGGCTGGAAGGAATCGGACGAGCGCAAAGAGCGGCGGATCCAGGTCACCCATTACAAGTTCCTCCCTGGCTACGGCTTCTACGGCTACGGCTTTGTCCACGTCATCGGTGGACTCTCCCAGGCGGCCACCGGCGCCATGCGTGCCTACCTCGACGCTGCCGGCTTCGCCAACATGAAGGGCGGCTTCAAGTCGCGCGACGCCAAACTCAAGACCGACAACGCGCTTGGCATGGGCGAGTGGCGCGAGGTCGACATGACGGCCGAAGAGCTGTCGAAGTGCTTCTACCCGCTCGAGTACCGCGAACCATCCAAGGGCCTGTTCGAAATGCTGGGCTACCTGGACGAGGTTGGCCGCCGGTACACGTCAACGACCGAAAATCTGGTCGGCGATGCCAACAATAACGGCCCGGTTGGCACGACACTTGCTCTGATCGAGCAAGGCCTGAAGGTCTTCTCGGCCATCCACAAGCGGCTGCACGAGGCGCACTCCCAGGAATTCCGCATCATGGCGGATCTCTACTCAGAGTTCCTGCCGGATGAATACCCCTACCTCATGGAAGAGGAAGAGCAGTTTGTGCTGCGCGCCGACTTCGATGCCCGCGTCGATGTCATCCCTGTCTCCGACCCGAACACTGTCACCAATACCCAGCGCATCGCCCAGGCACAGGGCGTCGTTGAGCTTTCGGCGCAGGCCCCGGATATCTACGACATACGCGCCGTTCACAAGCGGATGCTGTCTGCGATGCAGGTACCCAAGATCGAAGAGCTGATCCCTCCACCGGAAGAGGTTCAGCCGATGGATCCGATCACCGAGGGCCTACGGATGCTCACGGCCCAGGCGGTTCAGGCTTTCCCGGAACAGGATCACTACGCGCACATCCTGGCGCATGGGATCTGGTGGGAGCAGATGGTCCCTGACGACCTCAAGAAGGACCTTGAGCCGATCTACAAGGCCCACCAAGCCGAGCATGTCGGCCACTGGTATCAGATCCAGATGATGCAGCAGCTTGGCTTGCCGCCCGAGGCGCTGCAGGACCCGGCAGCTCAGAACCAGATTGCGCAAATGGCCGCACAGGTCACGCAACTCATGGCCCCGCAGACCATTGGTCTCGAGGCCCCGGAACAGCAACAGGGTGGTGAAGACCCCGCCAAGTCGGCGGCAGAAATTGCCCTGAAAGCTCAACAGACCGAGGCAGACATAGCCCGCAAGGACGCTGTCGCCCTGGCTGATATCGAGCGCAAAGATGCTCAGGCCGAGGCCGAGATCGAGCGCAAACAGGTGGCCGATCTGCAGAAAGCTGCCGATGAGGCCGCCGCCACTCAATCCGCTATGGATGCGATGGAAGAATGAGTGACCTGAAATTTTCACACGATGCGTTGCTCGGGGCCTATGAAAAAAGGCTCCTGGAGCGTGTCGACTCCGAGACGAAAGCACTTGCGAACGGTCACGCGGCCGATTTCGTGGATTACAAGACCAGGGCGGAACGCATAAAGACGCTTCATCTGGCTCTTGACGATCTGAGCGCGGCAGTCAAAACGTACCTTGATGAGGACGAAGATGATGACTGAAGAGGCTGTTGCCGAGATTCACGCAGGTACCGGAGAGGTCGCGGCGCGCGACTATCCCATACCTACCGGATGGCGGATCCTGATCGAACCGATCAAGATCGAGGAAAAGACCACGGGCGGAATTGTGCTGCCGACTGCTGCCGTCGAGGCGAAGGAACACCTTCGTTACATCGGCCGCGTCGTTGCTATGGGTCCCCTCTGCTACAAGCACGCGAAGTTCATGGGTGGCGATAGCGATCGCGTGTACTGGTGTGCCGTCGGCGACATGGTCGCGTATGGCGCCTATGCGGGCCAGGAGATCAAGGTCCGCAACAAGAATGGCAGCGAGTATGTCTCCCTCAAACTGATCAACGATGACGAGGTTCTGGCGGTCATTCCGACGCCTGACTCCGTTCTGATCTACTGCTAAGGAGGCCTACGATGGCGCAAGAGCACGAGATGGAAGCTGAAGAACAGGATCTCACCCCGGATGCGGCTGAGGCCCTGGAGCAAGCGAACAAGACCGGGCGATTCCCGGTCGATATCGACGACGACGACTGGTACAGCAAGGCTGTAGGCAAGCGTATCGACAAAGAGGTCAGCAAGCGCAAGGCGCTCCAGGACCAGCTTTTAGAGCGCGAAACCGAGGCCGAGCGGCTGCGTCGTGAGTTGATGGAGTCACGCGAGAGGCTCAATAAGTACGAGACCAAGGCCGATGAAGACCTTGATTCTCGCGCAAAAGACCTCAAAGCGCGGCGAGACAAGGCGCTGGATGACGGCGACTTGAATGTCTACAACGACCTCAACGACGAGTTGATGGAAGTGAAGATCGAGCTTCGAGACAGGGTCCGTCGACCAAAGGCGGAACCAGCGGCGGAGCCGGAGAAAACACGGCCACTGAGGACTGCGAAAGCGGCCGAGGACTGGCTGAAACGCAACAGCGACTGGGTCACCGCTGACAAAGAAAGGGCTGACCGTGCAGCATTGATCGAGCAGCAGTTGTTTCGCGAGGGCTATACGGCGAACGATTCGGAAACCTATGAGGAACTGGATCGGCGCCTGAGCAAGCGCGAGGCTGCAGCGGATGTTGTGGATGATGACGACGAGCCGGCCCCGCCGCCTCGAGGAAGTGCGACGACTGGTGTTCCCCGCGACACTGCTCCCAGGACACCGCGTAACGCGAAAGTTATCACCCGCGGCGACTTGCAAAAGATGGCGACTTTCGGGCTCGACCCGAACGACCCCAAGCACCGCAAGGCGTGGCTGGACCGCAACAACCCAATCTGAGAGGAAAGATCATGGCTGCAAGAAATGGTGGAAACGCAACGCCCGACTCGATAAAGTCGGACGAACAGGTAACCGGTATGCTGGACGACGCATTCCAGGGGCATAAGCCATACGGCGAGAAGCCTCCCGAAGAGCGAAAGTCCCGAACACGCGACTCGCGTGCCGGCGACGAGATCCACGAAGCCTATGGCGACATGTGGAATCAGTCGGGTTTGCTGGATACCTCGCACATCCCCGCACGGGCTGGGTTCGTCCAGAGATGGGTCAGAACCAAGATGAACGGCGTGGATGATCCCAAAAACGTCATGAAACGGATGAACCAAGGGTATCGTCCGAGACTGGCGGACACAGTGCCAGCAGGTACCTTCGCTCCAACCGTGAATAGCCGTCAATTCGGCGACATCATCGGCATGGACGGAATAATCCTGATGGAACGGCCAGCGAAGCTGCATGAGTCTCATGCCCGGCACAACCGGGAAATGGCGGCGAAGCAGATGGAGGCTGTCAACGGCATTCTCAACCAAGCACAGGAACCCGGAAAAGGGTTTGGCCCTGTGAAAATGAACGCCAGCTCACAGGCTGAAACGGGGCATCGTCCCGCGCCGGTCGCTGACGAAGACTGACAGAACCCATTTACTTATTTAGAGGACGAGACTCATGTCTAATCTGAACGCACCTTATGGTTTGCGTCCGTCCCGGAAACTCGGAGGCGGCGCAACCGCTAACGGGGGTTACAGCATCGCGAGCGGCCAAGCAGGCGCTATCTTCACCGGCGATGTCGTAATGATGACCGGGACTGGCAAGAACATCGAGATTGCCCCCGCTGGCACAGTCAACGCGATTGGCGTGTTTGCAGGTTGCAATTACATCGACGCGGAAGGCCGCGTCACTTTCAAGCCGTACTGGCCCGATGGTCAGACCCTGGAGCCAAACACCAAGTGTGAGGCCCTGGTCTACGACGACCCGAACATCGTGTTCGTTGCCCAGGCAGACACCATCGCGGAAGGCGATATCGGCGCTCTGGCCGACTGGGTGGCTGGCACGGGTAACCCAAAAACCGGCAAATCAGGCACTCAAGTTGAGGCGTCTGCAACTGCGACCACCGGCAAAAGTCTCCGTATTTACGGGCTGTCGCGCGAGGTCGGTAACGAGTACGGAGCCTACGGCGAAGTCGAAGTGTTGTTCGCTGAACACGCTCTGACCGGTGTTGTCTCCGGCGTGGGAGGCGACTAATCATGGCTATGAATCGTAATACATTCGCGAAGGACCTCGAGGAAGGCCTGAATACCCATTTCGGTATGGCCTACCGCGCTCGCCCCGACGAGTGGTCTCTGATTTTTGAGACCGATCGCTCCGATAAGGCGTTTGAAGAGGATGTCCTGGAGGCCGGATTCGGCGCCGCTCAGGTCAAGCCGGAAGGCTCGGCCGTTGGCTTCGATGAAGGGATGCAGGGCTGGACCGCGCGGTACGTCCACGAGACGATCGCCCTGGCCTTCGCCATCACCGAAGAGGCTATCGAAGACAACCTGTATCAGCGTCTTGGCCCCAAATACTCCCGTGCCCTGGCTCGCGCCATGAAGCACACCAAGGAGATCAAGGGTGCCTCGATCCTGAACAATGCCTTCTCGG